ATTTAGATTACAGGGCGTTACCCGCCAAGGTTTCTAAATCTGTTTTGCTACACGTAAACCATGATTGGAATGTATCATTTGCTACAATGAAGGATTATAAAAAAAATCCTACAAAATACAACGGTAGACCTGGTATACCTAATTATAAAGATAAATTAGGAAGAAATTTACTCTCTTACGATAAAGATACTTTTTCTAAACCAAAATTAAAAAATGGCATTATAGCTCTTTCGGGGACAAAGATAGAGATTCCGTTTATAAATAGTGGATGTAGTGCATTAAATGTAAGAATTATAAAGAACAATTTATCATATACAATTGAAATTGTATATGATGATAAAAAGGAGGAAGTTAAATTAAAGGAAGGAAGTAGATATTTAGGGGTAGATATAGGAATCAAGAATCTGATGACGGTAGTAAATACGTATGAGGAAAGACCTATAATTTACTCTGGAAATGATATAAAATCCATTAACCAGTATTATAACAAAGAGTTGGCAGAGATGAAGAGTAAATTACCTAAAGGAATTTATAGTTCTAAGGAGATAAGGAGGTTTACCGACAAACGAAACAACAAAATTAATGATGAATTTCACAAGATTTCTAAAAACTTTGTAGAGTATTGTGAATTTCATAATGTATCAAAAGTCGTCATTGGTTATAATGCTGGGTGGAAAGATGAATGTAATATGGGTAAGAAAGTAAATCAAAAATTTTGTTACCTTCCGTTTTTGAGGTTAATAAATCAATTAAGGTATAAACTAATAAGGGTTGGAATTGAATTGATTGAAATTACTGAGGAGTATACATCTAAGTGTAGTGCATTGGATAATGAAAAGATATGTAAGCATGAAGTTTATATGGGTAGGAGGATAAAGAGGGGATTGTTTAAGGCAAAAGATGGCACTTTAATTAATGCTGATGTTAACGCTGCATACAATATGCTCAGAAAGGTATTTCCTGAATTTATAGTAAGGAATAGTGGACTCGCAGTTAGTCCTTATAAAATTTACCTTAAAAAGTAAATTTGTATGAAAGAATTTCTTTAGAATTCTAGGGAATTCTAGGGAAATTTAAACTGTCTGGAAATTCTTTTTTCAAATAAAGATAGCTAAATAAATATCTATTATTCAAATTAAAAAATTTACTAGCTAACTTTAAACTACTAAACTCTTGATTACCAACAATTATCTTTAACATAAATTTTTATTTTTATATATAAAACTTAAATTATAAAATTTATTATAAATAATATGAATTATATTAACAAAAATTATCTAACTTATGAAACAATTTTATCCCAAGGTAAAGGTAAAGTTACTAAAAATTTAGAAATATATTTCACTTTACTAGTCGATAATATAATCAAACTAAATAATATTTATGACTACGAACAAAGAAACGATATGATGCAAACTGCTTATTTAAATTTATATAAAAATTATCAAAACTTCAATTCTAAAAAATATGATAGCCCATTCAATTATTTTACTGAAATAATTAAACGGGCTTTCGCAGAATCTTTCAATTTAACTAATAAAATTAAATATAATAATAGATTAGTTACAATTAATATTGAAAAAATTACTTTCTAAAAATAAGTTGAAAAAGAACTTACAAATTCAACTTTAACTTCTATTGAGCAAATTTCAGATAAGTTATTTATTGTTAAAAAAAAGGATTCTATAACTCAATTATTTAATAAAAGAAGGGTTAGTATATTTTTAAAAGTAAATCAAACTATTGTATATAATTATTTTAGCAAAAAGGATTTTTTTGATGATTTTGATATAAAAATTATATCAAAATAAATATAAAACTCATTTATTAGGGTTCATTATATTATTTTCGATATAATAATTAGTAATTTTATCATTTATTTCAAAAACATTTTTATTATATATTCTTTTATGATTTATTGCTTTTAAAAATTTAGCTGGTATTTCAATTAGTTCTAGATTAAGAAAATGTGTTGCTCGTTTAATGAGATCTGGATCTTCGAATGCATAATTATTATGTTTTTCGTTATAACCACCTAATTTATTGAAGTTTTCTTTACTTATACATATTCTACCTATAGATCCTTTAACCATCATTGTTCCAATAGTTATTATATTTTTATTTCTAGAAAAATTTGTCTGAAGGAAGCTAATAAATTCTTTTGTAATATAATTGTCACAATCTAAATTAATAAGAATAGAATTAACCGCAATAAAATGGGCTAAGTTTTTTGCTTTAGAATAATGAAATATTGGTTTATTAGGAATTTTAATATATTTTATATTAAAATTATTATTAAATTTTTTAAAAGTAATAAATTCATGTAAATCATCTTCTGAATCATAATTAATTAGAATATATTCATATTTAATATTAGATTCCTTTAGTATATTAAGGTTATATTCTATTGTCTGTTTTAATAATTCACTTCTATTTTTACAAGTGACACAGAATGAATAACTTAGTTCCAAGGTATATTACTTCTTTTATTTGCTTTATATTCAACTTCAATAGTTGATTGTACATCATCACTTCTTTTAGGCAAATTTATATTAAATTTTTTCATAGAAATTTTTTCAAGTGTTGAAATAGCTTCATTTCTTTTATTAACTAATATATCTGAAATTGTATTTGGGCTTAACCTAGAATTAAGTTCATAAAGTAATATATCTATAACTATTTTTAATAAATATGAATCTCTTGTATCTCCTGTTTTAGAAAAAATGAGTGAAGTATCATAATATCCTGATATATAAGCATTTACAGTATCAATAGTTTCTGTTTCCAAATTTGTTAAAATTGTATTTCCTGAAATATAATTTATTTGATCATTAATCGATGCAACTGTACTTCCTGTATCACTAATAGGTATAGAAGAGTTAGGAATTTCAAGAAGTGAAATTATTTGAGATAATTTGGTATGATTCATTAAATCTGTTATAGTTACCCATTGCATATATTTAATATTTTTTATTTATATATTAAAATAAATTTAATATATAAAATAAATATTAAAAAAACATTTAAAAAATATGATAGATAGACAGAAAGTACTTGATTTATATGATAAAAATTTAAGTTATAGTGAAATTGCTAAAAAAATGAATATAAGTAAAAGCTCCGTATATTATCATCTTAAAGATAGTTTAAATGATGTTAAAAACGTACAGGTTATAGATGAGACTAAGCTTTCAGATGATTCTGGTGAAAAAATTTCTATTATAGAAAAAAGTACGATGGCTTCATGGTATCGTACACCAATTGATACTAAAGTATGGAGAGATGCGTTATCATATAAAGAACAAAATCATAATTCCTATTATTTATATCAAATTTTTAGAGAAATTTTATTAGACACTCATGTACAAGGGGTATTACAATTAAGAAAAAGTAAACAGCTTGGTATGCCATATTATTTAAAGTTAAATGGTGAAAAAAATGAAGAATTACAAACTCTTTTTGATAAATATTGGTTTCATAAATTTATTGATCTTTCAATGGATTATATTCCAAACGGTATTTCTGTAATAGAATTATTAAGTTTTAATTTCGATGGTTCTATCAAAGATTTACATGAAATTCCACTTAAATTTATTGATTCCTATGATGCTCTATTTGTTAAAAGTCCACAATCTGCTAGTGTAGGATTAACTGGATTAGATAAGAATAATTTATCTAATGATTTTATTGATTATAATAATGATCCACTTTATTCACCTTATATTATTGAAGTTTTTAAAAATAGAACTGATTTAGGAGCATTAGCTGATATAGCACCGTTATATATTTGGAAGCGTTCAGCCCAACAAGCATGGGCTACTGCTGCTGAATCATTTAGTACACCAATTAGAATTGCAAAAACTTCTAGTGGAAATGCTGCTCATCGTAATAAATTATTTAAATTAGTTAAAGATATGGGTAATAGTTTAAGTATTGTGTTGGATTCAACGGATGATATTCAATTAATTGAACAAAATAAAAGTGATGTTTCTAAAATATATGATGGATTGATTCAATTATGTAACTTTGAGATTTCCAAGAGGTTACTTGGTGGTACTTTAATAATGGATTCAAGTGGTTCTTTTAAACAAGGTGAGGTACACCAAACTCAATTTGATACAATAAGTAGGGAGGATTCTGTTTTTCTAGAACATATAGTAAATGATAAACTTATTCCAAAAATGAGTGCTTTAGGGTTATTACCAAATGGTAATATAACTTTTTATTATGATAAATCTGAACAATTAACATTATTAGAACAATTTTCAATTGATTCTAAATTTATGGAAAAATTTGAATTAGATGTTAATTATTTAAATCAAAAATATAATACAAAAATACTATTAAATACAGATTCAACAGATTCAACCGATGAAATTTACCAAAAAACTTTACTTAGGAATTCACCTTCTGGCTTACAAGTTACAATACAATTATTATCTGGAGTTAAGCAAGGAACAATTGATAGGGATTCTGCTATTTATATTTTAATTTATAATTATGGTTATACTGAAGAACAAGCAAATAATATTATCCCAAAAAATATAATTATTAATAATGTATAACGATGATGAGTTAATTAAACATATTAATTCAATTAAATTTCCAATAAAGGAATTATCTAGCGAAGCTAAAGGCTTCTTTCAGGCAAATTTTTCAAAAGGAGGAACAGAAATTAGTAAATGGGAAAAAAAAGGAGATGGAAGCGAATCACATTTAAAGGATAAATCAGATTCTATAAAAAAAGAAATAAAAAATAATAATATTTCAGAAACAGAATTTAAAATTATTTCAGATCTAAATTATTCTAAAATAAATAATGATGGAGGGGAAATAAAAGTAACTGAAAAGCAATTAAATTTTTTTAAATCAAAAATGGCTGAAAATAAAAGTAATAAAAAGGAATTTGAAAAATGGCAAAAAATTTATTATTCAGCAAAAAATAAAGGAACAATTTCTATTCCTAAGAGGAATTTTATTTATGATTCTAAGCTTCTTGTGGAAAATTTGATAAAAATAATCAATAAAAAGATATTTAATATATAAAAATATGATAAAAAGTATATACAATTTAGTTAATGCTATAATAAAGGATAAACTTCCAGATATTAAATATTTTTCTTTATTTAGAGATCAATTTAATTTAGAAAAAATAAGTAGGACAATCAATTATCCAGCGATTCTTCTTGAAGTACTTCCACATAAGTTTCAAAAAATGGCTTCTGAACGAGTTCAGCGTTCTGATATTACAATAAAATTGCACGTTGGTGTTCAATTATTTAATTCATTAGATAACGATGACATACTTATTGATGAATCTGTCGAATTTATGGAAATATTAGATAAAATATATGATGCATTTGAGGGAGAATCATCAATGAATGTATATTCTGGTGTAACTAATTCAAATATACTAATTGGTTATTTCAACAGAATAGAACAAAATATAAGTGTAGCTCATAATTCTATTTATTATGGTACTATAGATTTTATTTTTCCAATTGGGGTTCGTCCACTGGACGAAGATGATTCTGCAATTGTCACAGAAGTAACTCTAAGTCAATTGTTTATTGACCCTGAGTAAATAAATTTATAATAAAAAAATTAATATATAACAAAATGAAAGAAAATTTTACATTAGAAATAAACAATAATATATTGACAATAAATATATTTGGAAAAATAGGATCTTCTTTATTTGAAGAAGGGTTCGGTTTAAAAAATTTACAAGAAGAAGTCGAAGAAAATAAATTTAATAAAATTATTTTAAATATTTCGTCTTTAGGGGGTAATTCTTATGAGGGAATTAATTGTTATAATTATCTAGAAAGTCTTAAACTTTCTGGAATAGAAATAGAAACTAATTATATTGGATTAAATGCATCGGCTGGTACTGTTATAGGTATGGCTGGTACTGTTAGAAATATTTCTGAAACAGGTTTATTTTTAGTTCATTATAATAGAGTTAGTGTTTGTGACTCAACTAAAGATGATCTTATATCAACTGCTGAAGATATTGGTAAATTAGATGAATTATTAGAGAATATATATTTAACTAAAATATCTATTGATAGAGATTCTTTAATGAAAATAATGAACGCTGATGAATGGATGAATCCTAAAGAAGCTGAAAGTTATGGTTTTATTACAAATATATTACCATCAACTATATTAATAAGTAATGAATTAATTTTAGAAGTAAATAATTCAGGATTATTACCAAATTTAAAAAATAAATTAGAAAATAAGATGATAAATGAAATTAAAAATCTATTAGAATTAACTGATAGTCAAGACCTTATGTTAGAGGTAAAAAATTTATTAGATTCTAAAAAAGAATATTCAAATAAAGTTATTGAATTTGAAAATAAAATTATAGAAGCTGAAAATAAAGTAACTGAAATAAAAAATAAATATGATGAATTAATAATCGAAAATAAGAAAGTAAATATCGAAAAAATTCTTGAAGATGCGATCAGAAAAGAAAAAATTACAGCAAATTTAAAAGAAAATTATCAAAATTTGTTAACATTAAATTTCGATGAAACTAAAAAACTAATTGATAAAATGACTCCTATCAGAACTATTTCTATTTTAAATAATTCAACAACAACTGACGATATTAATAAATATCCAAATCTTTCTTATAGTCAAATTTCAGTTAGAGATTCTTCGTATTTGGAAGATATTTTTAAAAATAATTTTGATCTTTTTAATAAAATTTACAAAGAAGAATATAAAGTTGATTACATTAAATCATAAAATATAATAAAAACAAGGTTTTTTAGATTTTTAATTACATTTAAAAAATCAATATATAATAAAAAATAAATATAAAAAACATGGCTCTTAATAAAGAATATTGGTCAGACGTAGTTAGTAAACAATTGTTAGCTAGTTCTACTTTTGTCGATAAAATTAAAAAGTATAACCAATATGTAACTAATAAATATGTTCATATTCCAGTACAACAGGCTGATTTCGTTACTATTAACGTAAATCCAACTTCCTTTCCTTTGACTTCAACTTCAACTCGTGTTGATGCTGATAATCAAATACTTATGAATTTGTTCATGAGTAATCCTATTCCTTTAAATAATCCAATCGAATTTTATGAATTTTCGTACGATAAAGCTGCTGATGTAATGGGTCAAGCAATTGATTTATTGAGAGTTAAAATGGCTGATTATTTATTATTAGATTTGGGTGCATGGTCAGGTGTTACTATTACAAAAACTTCAGGAACTGCTAGAACGGTAGCTTCACAATATCAATCAGGCACACGTAACTCGCTTGTTGCTGCTGATATTGCAGCCCTAAAATACTCATTTGATGCAACAGATGTTCCAGATGATCGTGTTTTAGTACTTCCTCCAGAACTTTATAAAGATGTCGTAAATCTTTCAGACTTTAAACCAAATTACTTATTAACTCAAGGAGATACTATTGATATTCCTGGTAAAGTTGGTAATTTATATGGCTTTGCTGTAGTTGTTAGGTCTAGAGTGTTACTTACAAATAGTGGTGCTACAACTGTTAATACAACTATAAATAAATTTACTGATTTAGCGACTGGATCAACACAAACAGGCTCAAATGCTGCTGGTTTAGCATTCTCTATTTCATGTGTTGGTGCTGCTTTAGGCGACATTAAGACATTTTCAAGAATTGATGATCCATTCTACGGTGCAACTGTAGTTAGTTTCAGTGCGAGAGCTAAAGCATTTAATTTGTTCACAACTGCTAAAGGTTTAGCTGTTTTATCAGAACAAAACGTAGCATAATAAAATAAAAGGAGAGTAGATTATTTCTACTCTCTTTTGAAAAATATAAAATATTAAAAAAAATAAAAATAAAAATGGCTCAACCAAAAGTTTCAATTACGATACAAAATGGAGGCTTGGCAACAACGGGGACAGATGGTAATTTGATTTCTGGCTTAGTTTTTTACAACACAAATTATTCTTTATTATCAGCAACAACAGGAATAGTTTATTCTGCTAGTACTTATTCGATAGGTGCTGTTGGTTCAACAATCGATGCTGAAAATTTAGGTATTTCGACATCGTTATTTCCAATAGAACATTATCAAATAAATGAATATTTCATTGCAAATCCTAACGCATATCTATACTTTTTAATAGCTCCAACAGGAGCTACTCATACATTTACTGAAGTTACTACTTTACAGCAATATGCTATTGGAGCTATCGTTAGGTTCGGTGTAGTTGATCATTTAACTTTTGATACTGGAAATACAAATTTGTTACAAGGAATTGTTACAAGTTTATATAATATTAATATGCCAGCAGTTATTTATTATCAACCTAACTCATTAGCTTTAAGTTATTTAACTTTACCAAATTTAAGATTATTAACAAATAATCAAGTTTCTGTGGTTATAAGTCAAGATAGTACGTCTGGTGCAGGTACTGGTGGTGCTTTAGCAAATACTTATAGTAAAACTGTAAGTAATATTGGTCAAATACTTGGTAGTAAAACTCTTGGAGTTGAATTAAATGTTGGATGGGTTGGAGGTTTCAATTTACAACACGATTTAGAAAATATTACTTTACAAATCGGTAATACGCAATTAAAAAATATTCCTAATTCTAGTTTAGATACTTTAAATGATTACGGTTATATTTTCATGAAGCAAATAGTTGGTTATCCTGGTACTTATTTAAATGATATGCCAAGTGCCTCTGTATTAGCTAATAATGATTATGCTTATATGCCTAATAGTGAAGTTATGTACAAAGCAGTTAGAGGTGTAAGAGCAGCTCTAACTCCATTCATTAACAGTAAAGTTAAGGTAAATGCTAATGGGACAATGAATTATGCTTATGTTAAATTATTTCAATCGGCTGCAGAATCAACTTTAAATGAGATGGTTAGGTTAGAGCAAATAAGTGGAATGCAAGTATTTATTGATCCCGCAACTAATATAGTTAGTACAGGACAGGTAAATGTAACGATTAAAATACAACCAGTTGGTTACGCAAGATTAATATCTGTAAGCATTGGTTTTGCTGTAAGTTTAGGTTAAAAAAAAATAAGTAGCTAGTAGAAATATTAGCTACAAAAAAATAAAATATGATAGATTATTTAAAAAGATTTAATAAAAACATTGAAGAAGTTGAATTTGAATTAAGTAATAATATTATAGAAAATATACGTCAGGGAGAAAGTTTTAATTTAAATTTAATTCCTGATGTTAATTTAATGTTAACAGATTTTGATTATATAAATTTAAATATTTTTGTTAACAATGAATTTATGATAAATTATTCGGGAAGTACTGGTCTAACTATTATTGGTAATACAATAAGTTTAACATTAGACACTACAAATTACCCAACTGGTTTATTAACTGCGGTTATAACTCCTTATAAGAGTGGTAGTTACAGTAAAGAATATAGAATAAAAGTAGCTAATGTTTTTAGAGGTTTGACCTCAACTTTAGCATAAAAAATAATAAAAAAATAAAATGGCTATAACAAATTATATCCCAAATCCACCATTAATCAATGGAGTTTCTTATTCCTTTGCCTCAGTTGTAATAATTATTCTAGGCGTTCCTCGTTTAGGAATAAAATCTATTAAATATGAGAAAAAACAAAAGAAAGAACTACATTACGGTACGGGAGCATATCCAGTAAATATTGGTTATGGAAAATTTGAATGTACTGGTTCGATTGAATTATATTTGGATGAAATCCAAAATATACGTAATAGTATCAGTACTGGCGGGGGATTGATGGACATTTCTGGTTTTGATATTTTAATAAATTATATGCCAGCGCCCGGAAAATTTGTTACTCATAAAATTTTAAACGCTCAATTTACAAATGATGGAGCAGACATTAAAGAAGGCGATACAAATTCGTCAATGACTCTTGAATTAATAGTTCCAGATATTGATTTTGGAAAATCTTTATTGTAAAAAAATATTAAAAATCTCAAATAAATTTATTTGAGATTTTTTTTTTATATATAAGAAGAAAAATATCTCAAAATGACGTATAAAAAATTTAAAGAAAAGCTTGATAAATATGAATTAGAATATAAAAAAATATTTCTAATTATTAGACAAAAAGATGATTCAAAAATTTTCAATGATGTAAATTTTCAATTCGAATTAAATCCTGATAATTTTTATTATGGAATTATTCGAAGACCTAAAAAAATGGAATACTCGGCAATCCAAGCTTCATTAACCAAAGGAAATTATATGGAAGCAATGGAGATTTTATTAGAAGCTTGCTGGCTTGAGGGTGATGAATTATTACGTAAAAATGATGATTATTTTATTCCAATAGCATTAGACGGTAATTTCTATTTAGAATTAAAAAATACACTTTGTTTAAATGATTATTTTATTGAAAAAGAATCTTTAACTATTTATATATCAAAGACTTATGATAAAATAAAGGATATTGAAAAAGATATAATTGAAAATCCAACAAATTATGATATTTATAAATTTAAAAAACCAAGTAGAAAAGATATAGAGCAGTTAGGACAAGGAGTTGAGGCAGAAGCACAATTCTTATATAACTTATGTACCGAGGGTAATAAAGTAAATATTGTTATGAATGATGATGTTTATTTTTGTTTAACTTCTGGTAATAAAGGTTCAATTTCAGATTTATTAAAACCAAATAAAATATCTACTTTAAAAAAAAACTAATTGAAACTAAAGTAACGGATAGTGAAGATTTTTCAATGTTTTTAAAAAGAGTAAATGCTTTCATTCTTTATTATGGGAATATAAATCCTTGGGAATTAGACGACTACGAATGGGCATCCGCTTATAATTCTATAGAATATTTTTTAAATAAAAAAATTAATAAAGGTGAGATGTAATTATTTCACCTTTTTTTTATTAAAATTAATATATAAAATAAAAATTTATTAAAATTGAGTAATTATACTGTTTATATTTCTTATAAAATGAAGGATGAAGTTTCTGATAATTTAAAAAAAATTCAAGATACTTCAAAAAATACTTTTAATAAATTACAAAGTGATATAAATAATTTAGATAAATCATTTAAAAAAACAGGAGACGAAGGTTTAAATAGTTTTAAAAAAATATCAGAGGGAACTTCTATTTTCGGATTATCTTTAAAAGATCTTGTTACCCAACTTGGATTAATAACAGGAGCTATTCAAGTTTTTGATTTTTTTAAAACATCACAAGAAAGTTATCATAATTTACAATTTTCAATTAGCCAAGTACGTGCAGGGCTTGAATCTACAGGTTATGCAGCTAAATTATCTTTTGATGATATAGACAAATTATCAACAAAATTATCTAAAAAATCATTGTATACGAAAGCAGATATAATGAACATGCAATCACAAATTCTAACTTTTCCTGCTATAACAAAAGAAAATTTTGAAGCAACATCAGAAGCGGTTATGAACATGGGGACTAGATTACAGGGCGGACTTAAAGAAGCTGCTATTGGACTCGGTAAAGCTCTTCAGGACCCAATTGGTGGCGTTGCCAGTTTGCATGAAAAAGGTGTTAATACAAAAGAGTTACAAAAAAAATTATTCACAACTAATAAAACTTTAATTCAACAAAAAATGATTCTTACAGAATTAGGCGCAGAATTTGCAAATTCATATAGAATGGCAGCGAATGCTGATCCACTTGTTATGTCAAGGAAATCCTTAGAAGATACAAAAATAAAATTAGGAGAAATATTAGAAAGAGCTGAAATTAGATTGATCCCAACTTTTTTAAAATTTAGTGAAATATTAGAAAAATTATTACCAACTTTCCAAGATTTATTTGATGCTATTATTCCTGCTATAGAAATTGTTTCAGGAGCTTTTATTGCGCTTGTTAATGTTATAGAATTTTTAGGTCC